TGGTCTGGAACCAACGTAACCCCCAGCGGGGATATTCTCGATTCTGCAACAACCTATTCAGTGACAACCGCAGGCGAACAGTTTCAACTGGAGACTGTCGACCGAGCAGCGGGAGTTGTGGAAAACATCGTAATCGACGAAGTTATCCAGCAACAATCTACCACTACCTCACTGTCTGTCTTCTCTCAGTAGTCGTAGACTACGTCTCCGTAAGCCCTGCGTTTGCTGCTGAAGACCCTACAGTTCAGAACAGCTCAAACCCTGTAGCAGCAGCTACGGGTAATGTGACCAATCAAGCCGTTCAATTCCAAAATAACGGGGCACCATCTCGTCAATATTTTGCTAACAACGTTAGCTGCAATGGTGCAACTATGCAACTTAGCCCGTTTTACATGGGCAACGACACTATTCCGTACGAAGATTCGGGATACGTGCGTAGTAACAACTTTGGTATGCAGATTAACTTCAGTGTACCCCTTGATGGCAGCATGATTGAGCTGTGTAAAAGCATAGCCAGAAAGCATGAACAAAAACTTCGCTTGGATTATGAGCTAGTTCGTGCTCTAAAATGCACTGAAATCATGAAAGCTGGGTTCCAGTTTAGACCTGGCAGCCGTGTTGAGGTGTTGTGTCACGATGTTGTACCTATCGTGTCTCTAAAATCTAAAAATGAGCAAGAAAAGAGCAAGTGAAGACTCATTTAACGAGCTTCACAACCTTATCACAAAGGAGTTCTTAGCGCGAATTAAGTCTGGCGAAGCAACCACACAAGATCTTAAAGCAGCTTGTGATTGGTTGTCCAAAAATGACATCACTGGTGTGGCCGTTGAGGGTTCTGCTCTCAGCGGCCTTGCTGATATTATGCCAACCATCAATTTTGATGAAGTACAAAAGGCAATAAGACGCTAATGGCTCCTAAAAAGAAACCCTACAACCAGCTACGCAAAAGTGCGAAGAATTACCGCGACAATGCAACCGCTCGGCGTAACAAACGCCGTTACGATACAAAAAGAAACCAGTCGGCGGAAGCAACAGCCTACCGAGTCAAGCACACCAAAGCCCGCCGAGCAAGAGGAATCGACGGTAAAGGAGGCAAAGACCTCTCGCAAACCACGAAAGGCACGTTCGTCCGCGAAGATCCTTCCAAAAACCGAGCCAGAAACAGGAGCAAACTAAGGATTAAAAATGGCTAACTACAAGAAAACCCCACGAGGAGACGCTACGCCCGTCAAAAAGTTCAATGGCGAGTACATGCCCGTACCCTACGGTCCTGTACAAAAAAAAGCTAAGGCCAAAAAGAAAAAGCGCAAATACGCTGCCTAATGACTCCTCTGCTACCTACTCCTGATCACTACTTATACAACCTAATAACGATGACATCCCCAGAAGCTAAGCGCCTATGGAGGCGTGCAATCAAAGAGCACTTCAAATGTCAATGCGTTTATTGTGGAGAAACTTATGAATTACATGAACTTACTCTTGACCACGTTCACCCTAAGTCTCTGGGTGGAGAAGATCTCACGAGCAACCTGGTACCCGCTTGTACCCATTGTAATCAGGACAAAGGTAGTAACAACTGGCTAAACTGGATGCGTGCTAAATACGGACTGCATCCTGACAGAGAACAACGAATTATTGATCACATTAACTGATGGCCCCCCGAAAACGAGTCAAAGGCAAAAAGCCTACAGAAACAATGCGGCAACGTCAACAACGTCTGCTGCGCGAACAACGAGCTGCAAAAGCAAAAACAAAAACTCGTACAGTCAAGACTAACCCCACTGGTGCACCTCGCGGTGCTCACGGACCCGCAACGCCTCCTCAACAAGGCCCTAGCCGCCGTACGCCTTCAACTATTGGTGGAGACACTGGACGCCGTGGAGGTGTAAATAAATATGGCACTAAAGGTACTCCTAAGAGTGGACCTCCAGGTGTCGGTAAACCTCCTCGTTTTAATCCTTCAATCCGTATTCCAGCTAGAGGCCCCGGTCTTGGTGCTGCTGGTCTTGCTATTTCTACTGGTGCAGCACTTGGTGAGGCTTACAGAAGGACCGACCGTGCAAAGTCTGAATCTGCTCGCGGTGAAGGTCGTAGAACTTTTAGCGCACAAAGTTCACCCCAAAGACCTTTTAGCAAGCCCCCTCAATCCAAGTCAAAACCTGGCGTTCAAGGACGTAACACCAGAGGTAGTCAAGGCGGTAGCCGTGCTTCCGCTAAACGCAAGCCTCAACAACCTGCAAAGCCCAAGCGCGAGGTAACTAGCCGTAACCGTCGTGGGCGTCCTACAAATTACGCAAAGCCTGCTAAGCGTGGCATGTCTAACATCCCGCCTAAGGAAGGTACAGGCCAAGGGTCACCTAATGATAAGAAGCCAGCAGTAACGACAAAGCGTCAAAACGTTACTCCTAAGACTCAACCCAAATCTACTCCTAAAGTTAAAAAAGGTAATGGTGTTGAGCGTCGACTTACTAAAAGTAAAGAACGTAAAGACCGGGCGTATGCAGCTGTTCAAGAATTGCGTGCAATGCGTGAGCGTTTTAAAGAACGTCAAAGTAAAAAGAAAAAACAGTCACGCGCTAACCAAGCAGGTTGGCAAGGTAACCGAAACTATTGATTTAAATCGTTTCTAAGGCCCCTTAAACGCCTCTAAGGTACAATCCCCCTCGGAACGCCTTAGAGGCCCCTTCTAGCCCCTTCTAGCATGCATACAGACGACTTACAGAATAATCTTCAGTCAGACTTTCGGTATTTCCTTACCGCAATCTGGGCACACCTCAAACTTCCTTCGCCAACTCGTGCACAACTGTGCATTGCAGAATACCTACAGCAAGGACCTAAACGTCTACAGATTCAGGCGTTTCGTGGGGTAGGTAAAAGCTGGATTACAGCAGCATTCGTGCTGTGGACGCTCTACAATAACCCTGACAAGAAAATTATGGTGGTATCTGCATCTAAGGATAGAGCAGACTCGTTTTCCATCTTCTGTCAGCGGCTTGTGCTAGAAGTTCCTTGGCTTGCACACCTCAAACCTAAATCAGATGACCAAAGATGGTCCAGGGTCTCATTCGACGTGGGACCAGCTAAACCTCACCAAGCTCCTTCAGTTAAGTCTGTCGGCATTACTGGTCAGCTTACTGGTAGCCGTGCTGACCTCATGATTCTAGACGACGTAGAGGTCCCTGGTAACTCAATGACAGAATTGATGAGGGAAAAACTTCTGCAACTCTGTACAGAAACCGAATCAATCCTGACACCAAACCCAGACAGCCGTATTATGTTCCTTGGGACTCCCCAAACTACGTTTACCATCTACCGTAAACTAGCAGAACGTAACTACAGACCGTTTGTTTGGCCCTCTCGCTATCCCAAGAAACTAGCCAACTACGAAGGTCTCCTAGCTCCACAACTGGTAGAAGACATCGAGAACGGTGCAGAACCTTGGGAAGTAACTGACCCTGATCGTTTTAGTGATGAAGATCTTATCGAACGTGAAGCAGCAATGGGACGCAGCAACTTCATGCTGCAGTTTATGCTGGACACGACTCTCAGTGACGCCGAAAAGTTCCCGCTTAAAATGGCTGATCTTATTGTCACCAGCGTTAACCCTACCACTGCTCCTGAGTCCATTGTATGGTGTAGCGACCCCCAAAACATTATCAAAGAAGCCCCAACTGTTGGACTACCTGGAGATTATTTCTACAGTCCAATGCAGCTCCAGGGGCAATGGGATGATTACTCTGAAACAATCTGCTCTATTGACCCATCGGGTCGTGGCTCAGATGAAACAGCAGCAACTTATATCTCCCAACGCAACGGTTTCCTGTACGTGCACGAAATGCGTGCTTACCGAGACGGATACTCAGACAACACGCTTCTGGACATTTTAAGAGGGTGTCGTAAATACAAAGTCTCAAAGCTCTTAATTGAGACAAACTTTGGTGACGGCATCGTAGCAGAACTGTTCAAAAAACACCTTATCCAAACTAAACAAAACATCGACGTAGAAGAGGTACGTGCTAATGTCAGAAAAGAAGATCGCATTATTGACGCTCTGGAGCCTGTCCTTAATCAGCATCGTTTGGTTATCGACAGGGGGCTTATTGACTGGGATTATAACAGCAACAAAGATGCGCCTCCTGAAGAACGTCTTCTCTACATGCTCTTCTACCAATTTTCAAGAATGTGTAGAGAAAAAGGTGCCGTTAAACACGATGACAGACTCGATAGCCTTGCCCAAGGAGTTAAATACTTCACCGACGCAATGGCAATCTCAGCCAATCAAGAAATTGCCAAACGTAAATTTGAAGAATGGCAAGATCTAGAACAAGCTTGGAAAGACGACCCACAATCAGCCGCTAACCACATGGTTTTAGGGATGACATACAAACAAAGACAACAAGCAAGAGGTAAGACCAAAAACTCAGTCCCTACCTGGGTTTCTTTCTAATCCGACACTATTACACGGGGAGTGGTGCCCTCGTGTGTGGAAAAAGCGGTCAAAGGAAGGGGAAGACACAATCTTCCTCTTCTTTTCCAAAATGAGGTGAGGACAAAGTCCGAACCATTTTGCCTTCTTCCACTTACTCTAGTAAGACTACTAGAAGCATCACATATATCATGTATCTTCATGTATGCACACCGCTAAACTTATTTCCATTACCCCTGACGCAGAAGATCTCGTAGCTTATTGTGCACGTGTATCTAACCCTGCTAACCAACACAGCAAAGAA